TATGTGATAACTCCAACAATAACTGTTGAAGATCCTGCCTCAGATTCTACTGGAACGTTTAAGTTTAATGAAATCATAACCGGATCTTCCAGTGGGACGACTGCTAGGGTAAGAATATGGAATGAATCTACCAATCAATTGGAGGTTATGAATGTAAATGGAAGTTTTGTTCAAGGTGAGACTTTAACTGGTGCTGAATCTGGAGCTCAATACGTATTCAGAAAATCAGAAACATTCCCACCACTTACCAATTTTGCAGACAATAATTCAATTGAGACCGAAGCTGATGCTATTTTAGACTTCTCTGAGGAGAACCCCTTCGGCACTCCATAAATAAAGATATCTCGATAGGTGGAGTATTGTAGGTTTGACCAATGTTTGAATATTTTTACAACGAAATTTTAAGAAAGACTATCATATCTTTTGGTACTCTTTTTAATTCATTAGAGATTCAACATAAGGATTCTTCTGATAATACTACTAGTATTGTTAGAGTTCCTCTTGCTTATGGACCTACTCAAAAATTTCTTGCAAGACTCGAACAATCTCCTGATCTAAGTAAAGGGACGGCAATGACCCTCCCCAGGATGTCATTTGAGTTTATTGGATTAACCTACGATCAATCAAGAAAGGTAACTACAACTCAACAATTTACAGTTAAAGACCCAAATAACGATACTGGTGTCAAAAAAGCATACATGCCAGTTCCATACAATATGCAATTTGAATTGAGTATTATGTCTAAATTAAATGACGATGCTCTACAAATTGTAGAACAAATTTTACCATATTTTCAACCACAATATAATCTAACAGTAAATTTAGTTGGACCAATAAACGAAAAGAGAGATATTCCTGTTGTATTGGAAAATATAACAATGCAAGATGATTATGAGGGAGACTTCTCTACTCGTAGAGTTCTCCTTTATACATTGAGATTTACGGCAAAGACTTACCTGTTTGGCCCTGTTTCCTCTGCAACCTCGGATATTATCAAGAGATCTTCGATTTCTTACTACTCTGGAGACAGTAAGAGCACAGTCAGAGACCTTACATACAGTGTCAAACCAAGAGCTATTAAAGATTATACTGGAGACGTTGTTACTAATCTCTCCGAGGACATTGATACATCTACAACAGCATTTAATGTAGATAAGGGATCCTCCGTCACTCTCAAAAAATATATTGAAATTGGTGGAGAAGAAATGTTTGTTACTAAGATTTCTGGTAACAAAATTACCGTGGAAAGAGGAAAAGATGGTACAACTGTTGCCTCACATATTAGAGGTGCAGAAATTAAAGGTATTGATTACACTGCCACAGAAGATAGTGATATTATAGAATTTGGCGACGACTTTGGATTTACTGGAACGATTTCGTAATTATGACTAAAAAATATGATGGCCTAGATGAAGCATTTAACGTAGAGACAGAGATTGTCTCTGCTGAAAAAGAGTCAATAGAAGTTGCTAAAAGATTAAAAATAGAAAAGGATGATGTTGATAAAGACTATGACTATACTCGTGGAAATCTGTATAGTATAATTGAGAAAGGACAAGAAGCAATTAATGGTATTCTTGAGTTAGCTCAAGAAAGTGAAATGCCCAGAGCATATGAAGTTGCAGGTCAATTAATTAAAAATGTGGCAGACGCAACTGATAAATTAATGGATCTTCAGAAAAAACTGAAAGATGTTAATGAAGAATCCAAAAAAGGTCCTACTAATGTGACCAACGCACTTTTTGTTGGATCTACTTCGGATCTGTCCAAATTTCTCAAGTCTCAAAATGAAGACACAGAGAAAAAATAAATATAACTATAACTGAGGTAATAATAAGTGGCATTAAAGAAGCCTTCCGATTTTTATATTAAACCCGAAGAGAAAAGTTCTCTAGATTCTGTTAAGGAAGAGTTAGCATCTTCTAAACCAGAAAAAATTGAGAAAATCTCAGAGGCTTTTAGTGTATTCAAATCTAACCTCAATCGTATTCAATCACTTAATGATTTTTCCTCAACATTTGAAAGTTTTAAACACAATGTTGAGAAAGTTGAAACTATCTCAACTGAAATTGGAGAAGTAAAGAAAGAGATTCAAACATTAATTAAAAAAGAAGATTTGGATGATGCTATGATGGCACATCTTTTCTTCGTAGAAGAAGCGATTGCAAAAGTTGAAGATAAAATATCAGGAGTCAACGAGAATATTGTAAATAAAATTAGCGATGACTTTTCAGAGACTTCTGAAATGGTCAACTCTTTTTTAGATATTGAAGTTCCAAAATACAAAAATTTAATTGCAGAGTCGGAAGTTAGAATTGATAATAGGTTCGTAAATCTAAAAGATTCTGTAGAAGAGAATCTTGATACGATTAGGGCAGACGTTAATAAAGAAGTTACAACTGCTTTATCAGAAGTCGAGACTATCAACCAACATAGTTTATCCACTATAAGGGATGAGGTTGGGGATATTATCGATGTTATTAATGAAGATTTACCCCAGTACAAAAAGTTTTTTGCCGAAACTGAGTTAAGGACAGAGGAGAAGATCAGTGAGGCTCAAAATATTTTTGATGAAAAAATTAACTTCATCAATCAAACTTATCAAGAAAGATTAGAAGAATTAAATTCCACAGTCAAAGAATTTACCAATACAGAGATTCCAAAGTACAGCAGAATGCTGGTGGAGTCCAAATTAAAATCAGAAGAAGAAGTCAAAGAGTTAGAAACAACTGTTCTAAAGAAAGTTAATGATTTAACAGAGCAAATTGAAAATCTCTATAAAGTTAACAATATCAAGGAAACTGATATTGATTCTTTGTTAGAAAAAGTTCAAACAACTGTTCAAGAGTCAAAAAATCAAACCGAAGAAATTTTTGAATCTTATGCAAGACTGTGTAAAGATTCTAGGAAAAGAGAGGTATCAGAAGATAAGAAACTACAGACATTCTCTAATCGATTAGAGAGGTTTGCAAAACAACTTGAAAATATTGAGGAAACTACTGTTCAAGATGTTCTTGAACTCCAAGCCAATCTTGATATTAGCACCTCTGCATATCACGACAAACTAAAGAAAGAAGTTAATGAGTTTGAAGAAAATTTGACCGAACAGATTAAAGATCTTGAAGTCAATTTAAATACTAATGAAGTTCACATCAAGAAGCAGAATGAATATATTGAAAGTATCAAGGAAGAAGTTCAAGATGTAATTGGTAAACTGCATATTGAGTCTATTGAAAAGAAGAATAAGGCTCTTATTGAAAAAGTAAATCATATTGAAGAGGTTCTCTCTAAGTTTAGTGAAAAGGCACTTCTGACTGAAGATACTCCCATTACACCAGGGAGTCCTGATACTAAGACTGGTGATCCTCTCACATCATTAGACCAAAACTATGTGACTCTGAAGCAATTGCAGGATCACTATAGATTATTCATTAATAGAATTCAAGTTCAACTGTCGTCTATTGGTGGCGGTGGTGCTGGATTCATCAAAGATCTTGCAGACGTAAGTTTTGATGAGAGCACAGGTACTAATAAACTGCTGATCTACAACGGAACAGAGTGGGTTGGTATTGATAGCACATCTTTAGGTAGTGCTGAGGCCATCACTGGTGTTGGAATTCAATCTGCCAGCACTTCTGTTGGTTATGGATTCACCGATATTAACTTTGTTGGTAGTGGCGTATCTTCAATTACTGGTTCAGGAACCACAGTAACTATTGACATTCCTGCTACCACTATCAGAAGACAAGTCAATACATCCTCTGGAGTGACCACAGATTTTACAATTAGTGGTGGATATGCTGTTGGTTTCATTGATGTTTTCATGAATGGTGTAAAACAAAGAAGTGGAACTGACTTTTTGGCAACAACAGGAACTGGTGTCACTATGACACCTGCCGTTAATGATGGTGATGTGTTAGAATTCCAAGTATATGAAAATCTTACTGTAGCAAAACAGGAGGATCCATATGTAGGAACTGCTGGTCAACTCCTACAACATAATGGCTCAAATTATGTTGGCGTAAGTTCTGTTGGACTAGCAACATTCTTCAATGACCACCATCAAGGTTATTATAGATATAGCACCAACTATTACACCACTGGTGTAGCAAATACAGTTCAAACTCTTCCTGCTGATGAGTTTGTAATGATTCAACCTTCTGTTCGTACTAACAAGGTTGACTTCTTGCCTCAGAAGATGCTTGATGCCAACAACAATGATCCTTGGGTTGGTACTGGTGCTACCATTGGTACAGGACAGACCCAATTCTCTCTTGCTGGTTTGGATGATGGTTCAACAGTTATTGTAAGAATTGCTTCTCAATTCAACCCTGATATTGATAATACTAACCTTGACTTTAAATTAGAATTTACCACAAATCCCACAACTCAGGGATATGGAACAACCAATTTTAGTATTACAAGAGAGCAAGCACTAATCTGTAATGAGGGTGCTGACCAGAACTATATAAGTGAAACACTGATCAACTTCTATGTTGGTAGTTCACTATCTGGAATGACGACAGCGACTGCTGGCACCTTTAATATTCAAGCAAGAGCAAGTGATGAAGGTGATTTTGAAATGATGGCCCTAACAATCAACGTAGTAGCATAAAATGGCAAAGAAATTCAGAATTTTTGCAGATGTAAGTGCAGGTAGTTTATTCTTTGATGGATCAAGGGTTCAACCTGCTCCACTTGGTGGTAAAGTTTTAGCGAGTATTAACCCTAACTTTTCTGATAGAATCAGAATGGTTAGAACTGATCTATTTGCCAGAGATGGTGTTACTCCCAGAAGAATCTTTAAGGGATTGAAGGAAGGTAGAATTAAGAATGAAGCAGGTCAGATTCTCGCTAATGAAGGATTCACTACACAACAAATTGTTGACTATATCAATGACCAGGCAAACAAGAAAGCAAACGAGATTGATTTCCAAAAAGAAGGTACATTAGTTGGTGGTGGTACTACTATCAACTTTACAGGTGGTGGAGTTGGAAGTCTTTCTGTTTCTGGAGATATTGCAACTGTAGGTATTGCATCAACAGTACCAGTGAGTAATATTGTAGGTCTTATTACTAGCGGTCAAATCCAGAGCATAGCTGGATCTCAAATCACAGGAAATATAAATTCTACTCAACTCTCACCACATATTACTGGACTTGGTGGAGTTAATTTTACTCTTGGTGATAGTGATGCAACACCAGCATTCAATCTGTCTGATGCTCATAGCTATCCTATTGGTGTTGGCACTACTGGCGGATATGTTGGTACAGGTGTTACTTTATTTAATTTTAAAGGTAGTGGTGTATCAACTGTAACTCCAGTCTCTTCAGGTATTACAACTATATTCATTGAAGGTGGTTCTGCTGGTAATCCTGTTACTAGTGGTATCCTTACATCTGGTAATAGCACACTCAGACTCACTCTTCAAGATGCAACCACAGTTGATATTGATGTTAATGCATTGAACAATGTGTCACCAGTATCACTTGCAGCATCAACTGCTTACTTCTATTTGAATACTGGCAATCAACTTGCTAACAATGAACACAACCTTGACAATGGTGTTGTCTTCTATGGTACACCAGTAAGAAAAGGTAATGAAATTGTATTCTCAATTCCTGGCAATAGTACCCACGTTGGTATTTGGAATGGTGGTGTTGGTGTAACTGGTAGTGACAATGTTAGAAACAAATCTAACTGGTCAATGAAATGGCAGTACAACCATAACAGAACTGACTGGGAGGCTGCTACTGCATCCCATGGTGCTACTGGTGTTGAGTTGCCAAAAGATATTCAAGTAGATAATGGCACATATTATGTTAGAGTAGACCATGCAACAGAGAAGTTACAACTCTGGGAAGCTTCTGGAACAGGTGATTGGTTATTATCTGAATCAAATGTTGGAGTAGGGACAACTTCAACTTATATCTACTTCTCTCGTGGTGGTGATGACACAGGAGGCAGCTATCTCCCATCAGTATCAACAGTAAGGGGACAAGATTTTACACTTAGATCTTACACAGATTCAGATCGTCCTAGTTCTAGTAGTTTCTACGATGGAACCAAAACTAACGATGTGTGGAAATCTAACAGGGCATTGAAAGCTGGATTGAAAGTTAAGTTTACAGTTCCAACAACTGCTGGTAATCAGTATTGGGCAACAAACTTTGAAGGAAATGAAGATCTTGGTAGTGGTGAGAACAATGCATATCAGGCAGGTGAGATGACCTGGAGACTTACCAACCAGGAGAGGTTCACTGCTCATGAAGATGCTACATTGAATGCAAGTTACACTGCTATTGATGGTAGTACCACCCTTGCTATGCCAGGAAGAAATGTATCCTGGAGATATAACTCTGACAACACTTGGGACCTCTTTGATGAGGATACTGATGAGGTAATCCTTACTGGTGATGATGTGCTTAGTGGTGATATGCATCCATATCTTCTTGCTGTGAACAACTCTGATGATGTGTTGTCAGATTATGTTCAGTTTGAATGGGAGTGGAACAAGGCAGCTTGGTTTATGGAGTATCGTGATTGGGAATCAGGTCACAATGCTAATACTTGGTTGATTCTGACTGCTAATGGATATGCATTGCAGGAAGCAACTGCTAGTCTTATCTCTAATAGTGGTTTCTATTATATTGGTTCTGCATTATATAATGTAACCTGGGGTCAGAAGATGAGACCAGGACAAGAGTTTATCTGGACTCAACTGGCAGTTAATCAACATGGTGCTACTAAGAACAATATGAAGATTGGTGTTCTGGATAGCACTAAGAGAGTCTATTCCCACCATATCAATTTCAAGAGAACTGGTCAACCAAAGGCACAGGGTGAACAAGATGGTGCTTTCACACTTGCTGCTGGTATTGATGAAAATACAGCATTAGCTGGTACAAGTATGAGAATGCAGTATGAGTATGGAACTAACAAACTTGTTCTTTATAGTGTAAACGCAGGTGTAAGAACTAAGATTGCTACATCTAATACAGCACTAGATGGTAATCCTATTTTCATCTCTCTTGGTGGTGATTCAACCAGACTTCCTACCGTTCAAGGTATTGAGGTATATGGTTGGGAAGTTGCTCACCAAGGAGTTGGACACTATAACCCCTGGAACAACTGGAGAATTGGTAGCTTCCCTGAGAATCAAGCTCTTGGTGGAGTTGGTATTCATAGCACTGGTGGTGTTCTTGCATATAAGGCAGACCAAGTATGGAGACATAAAGATGGTATTCCTGCTGGATACAAGATGCACTGGACACTTCCTGCTACTCAAGCCAACACTCAAATTGGACAGTGGGCATCATCCAATGCTAGTTCCGGTCTGACTAATGTGGAGAACAATGACAGTTATTTTGATTGGAGTTGGCAGACAAACACCAGTGAAGAGATTGAATCTCTGAAGGGTTGGACATTCAACACCAGCAATTCCAATTACTCTGCAACTAAGTGGACAGATCCAAGTCCTGGCAATACCAAGTTCTCTATTAGATATGCATCTAATAACACAATTGATATCTATGACGAATCAAATGGTGCGGTCATTGCTACCAAGGATGTAAATGGTGATGGTAACCCCATCTACATCAGTTGGGTTGCGGGTGGTGCCACATCCAATCAAGCACAAATGCAAGATGATTTCTTCGGTGGTGGTGATGTTGGTATAGCACTTACATCAGCATCAGTATAATAAATAATTAGAAAATACCATGAGTAGGACAAGAGATACTGCGAATATGGGGTCCTCAAACGGGACATTTACCGGCACCATTAATGGTGCTACTGCTACTTTTAGTGGCAATGTAAGTGTCGGTGGAACACTAACCTATGATGATGTTACCTTCCTAGATTCTGTTGGTATTGCGACTGCTAGAAGTGGTTTAGAAATTGGTGCTGGAAGTATAACCACAATAATTAAACTAGACGCTGCCACAACAACAACCACATCAACATCGCAAGCTAACATTGATACTTTTGATGCAACTGTCTTCAGGTCTGCACAGTATCAAATACAGATAACTAGAGGGACTTTATATCATGTGACAACACTAAACGTGATGCATGATGGAACGGAGGTATATTTAAGTGAATTTGGAACAATAAGAACAGGTGTTGCTCTTGCAGAATTTACTGCTGATATAAGTTCTGGAAGTGTAAGAGTTAGGGCTACTCCCGCGTTTAGTTCGTCTACAGTGTTTAAAATATCAAAAACGTTGACAAAAGTATAAATAATAAGAGACTTTTAAAAGTCTAACCTGGTCAACCAGCAAATTCTAGAAATATTATGAAAGAGGGAAAGAAGAACGGAAAATGTAAAGCAGGATCATATTACTGCTATACGGATAAAGTTTGTAAACCAATTCCAAAGGGTTTCATGGTAGATCCAAAAGGAATGCTCCGTAAGGAGAATGGTGCCTCTATCAGTGAAGAAGGTCTTCGTGACTGGTTTGGTAAGTCCAAATCAAAAGATGGTAAAAAAGGTTGGGTTAATGTTGTAACAGGTGGAACCTGTGCAAGTGATAAACCAGGGGAAGGTACACCTAAGTGTGTATCATCTGCAAAGAGAGCAAGTATGACTCCCGCAGAAAGAAAATCTGCCCAAAGAAGAAAAAAGGCAGCAGACCCCGGACAACAATCAAAATCTGGTGCAGCAAAACCAACTTACGTATCTACTGATCCTAAGCCTAAAAAGAAAATGAACAAAGAAGAATTTGTAACCCTACCTCTCCATATTGAAGTTCCATCTTCATTGGAGGCATTTAATGCGGGTCTGATGTTCAGGGAAAGTCTAGG